TTTCTCCAGAAGGGTTTGAAGCTGCTCTTCGGTGTATCCCATAGAATTTTCCTCCTTTTTTTCGGCGTATGCCGACTCGGTGGGCACGACCTCTGCGGTCTGCGCCCTGTTCGCTTCGTCCTTTAGGTTGTCTATGTCCCAAGATGAAATTATTTTATCGGCCTCCTCAAGGCCGTCTTTTTCAATAAACCTGTCCCTGAGACGGGAAAAAACCGTCGCTATTCGCGAAAAGATATAGGACGGCCCTGTAAAGTCGGCCGCGTCTATATCATTAAAATCGAGGGTGTTTTCCTCCTCTTTGAAAGCCAGGTTGGGCAGGCCTTTCACCGCCGGAGGCGCTGCTCCTAAGAATCCGACGTGGCGGAGGCGTCCGTCCGGATAGAATGAGGCCGACCGTTTTTTGTACAGGTTCTGCTTAACGGCTGCGGCAAATTCGGGGACCACGTCCCGCGTTTTCATCAGCAGCACATTCACCAATCCCAGCCCTTTGATCTTTTGCGCTGCCTTTTTTAGCCCGCCGATCCAGCCGTAAGCGGGGTCATTGTCTTTGGGGTGCCCTACCACCAGGGGCGGCTCGTGCACCTCAGCGTCAAAGCTTGCTATGGCCTTGTCAATCAGGGCGTCCCCATCTTGCATCCGCCCCTGTGAGTCGCGCTGCTTGCCCCCGGCAAAGATCGGGACCCAGTCATCAAATCCTTTGAACTCAAACATTGATTACTCTCCTTTTTTACACCGCAGAGAGCGCAAAGAATTTTTTTCTCTGTGTGCTCTGTGTGCTCTGCGGTGATATTTTTTTAAGCTGCTTTTTTCTTCTGCTCAGCCACATCTTTCAGGTAGTGCCCTTTCAGCTCGTCCGGATACTTTTTTAAGTCCGGCTTCCATTGCGCTTTGCCCGGGTTGTAATTCCATCCCTGGTCGGGCTGGAGGACCACTTGCTCCGTTTTGCCCGTTTTGGCGTTGGTCACGGTGACCATCTGCCCGGTCGGGTCGTCCTTTTCTACGCGCAGCCCCTGCTCGTCGGCCTCGTACTTATGCACGGGGCGCATGCCGCAGCGTCAGGCGTGCCCGTTGGGCGGCGTCCACTGATCCCAGAAGGGGTGATCCACTGCATAGATTTTACCGTTGTGCCAGAAGTGCGTCTCCCGGACCCGGCTGTCATCAATGGCGTTGTATTCAGCGTAAAATTTCTCCTTGACTTTATCTAATTGCGTAAACCTGCCGGCGCCGTAGCTGGTCTGAATATTATTGCGAAATACCAGCTCGCTGTGATGGGCTTCCAGGCCCACCCAGCCTGATACATCGGCCAGCCCGTCGATGTTGGCCTGAAAGTCCTTCAGGGTTTCGCCGTCCTTTATGGCCGAATCTACGGATTCATAAATGCCCTCCAGGATGTCCATTTTGGCTACCCTGGCCACGGTGAAAGCCCGCGCCCGCGATTCCTCGCTCAGGGCGTAATATTCTTTTGATGTCAGGAGCACTTTGTCCCCGAAAAATTTTATGGCCTCCTCAAAGGGAAGGGGTTTCAGCTCAGGCTGCGGTATCGTCGGCAATGGTCGCCCTCCCGTGCATGTGCGCCGTAAACAGCGCTTTGGCCAGTAGGTCCTCTAACTCTTGGGGGTCCATGTGTTCATACTCGGCAAAGATTTTGTCTTTGGCGTCCTGGAGGCTTTCGGCCTCCATGATAATTTTTCTAACCGGCTTCAGCATTTCGCTGAACACGCTGACGGCCTGTTTGGCGGACTTATCCACCAGGGCCTCTATGGCCATCTGCTCCGGGGGATATTTCGGATCGTCGCCTTCGGCAAAGGCAGGGTCCTTGCCCTTCGTCTTCGGCTTTTGGTTCGGCTGTTGTTTGTCTCCGGGCTTTGGTTTGCCCCTCGCCGGGGTGTTCCCGTCGTCATCCCCATCCTCGTCTTCCTGACTTGCCGGCAGCATGGCCTGGAGTGCGGGGCGCTCGATAACCTCTTCACCCTCTTCGGGCTCGGGGATGTTGTAGGTCTCATAAAGAAACGCATGGGTGATGGGCAAGCCCATGTCAATGCCCACGGTTTTATGCACTTTGCTGAGGGACTCCAAGTCGGGCTTTTTGCCCGCCTGGGTGACAAACCGGGGGTACTCGGTCACTCCGGAAAAGTTGTAGTCCACCAGCCATCTGATCAGGGTCTTGTTCAGGTAGGCGTCAAGCAGGTCCGCGACGGCCTCGACAATGAGCTGCATCACATCCTCATGCACCTGGGCCGCAGAGTAGCTGCCCTTTTCGGATATATCCGTGGTCAGGTTCTGCCCCAAAACGGCCTTTGATATCTGCCGGTCCATGTACTCGCACATCTCACCGTAAGAAACTTTGCCGCTGCGGGCCGCCTCCAGAAATTCCAGAGCCATATCCTCGGGAATAACTACGCCCGTTTCCGACTGGATGGCCGCAATGGCCTCCAGGAGCTTGGCCCGCTCTCCTTTTTTTGATGCCGGGAATTTGCCCACAATGGTGGGCATACCGAATTTTTCCAGAAAAATGACCCAGAATTTTACCCCGTGTTTTTTGAACCAAAGGGGGAACCACAGTTTCTGCCCCAGGCCCTTGCCGTAGGGATTGTCCGAATCGCCATAGGTGAAAATTAGAAATTTTCTGTCCGGGAGGGGTTCGCCCTCGATCATGTTTTGAATGGTCAGAAGGCGCGGCTCGCGATCCAGGGTGAAGGATAAACGGCGAGGGTGTTTGCCGAAAAATCTGTCAATAATTACGTCGCCGTTATGGTCTGTTTTCCACATGACCTCCGCGCCGTAATAGCCATACAAATATGCTTGCAAAAGCTCTAAGCGCATCTGGTCAAAATTACATTTTCCCAGGGCATCTTCCACAAACCGGGCAATTTTCTTTTCCCGTGTTTCCCAGTTGCCGGTGTGTTTCTTTTTCTTGTCCGCGCCGGCGGGCACGACTTCCCATTCTTTGCCGATTACGGACAGATAGAGGGTTTGCAGCACGCTGCCCGCATGAGCATCGCGGGCGATCTCATCATACAGCTTTACGCCCAGGCCGCCGGATTCGTTCTGCAGAACAGGGTCGGGATTAATCAGCGCATTGATCCAGCCATAAAATATATCCGGATCTTTGCCGGTAGTGGCGATTTCCGACTCGATAGGTTTTTGTTTTTTTATGTCTTTTTCTTTTGCCATTTTATGCCCTATGTTTCACCGCTGAGTCCTCTTAAAGGGGTCTTAAAGGGGTCAAATCTTTATTCTTGACAAGAAAAAAAATTGTCAATAATAAAGATTTGACCCCTTCGCGGTTAGACCCCTTCGCGGTTAATATCTATCCATTGCGTAATTAAAATCACATTTCTGGCCGGTGCTCACAAAATCCAGGTCACCGCCCGCAGCCTGGCACAGATCAACAGCTCCCTCTAATGCGTCGGGGCCGTCATCGTGCACTGTGGTTGAGGGAAAATAAAGCAGTTGCTCAATTAGTATGGGCTGGTCACCCTGGTCCTTCTGAAACCGCAAGATCCCGCGTTCAACCAGGGGAGAAAGCCGCGCCACCCTCGACTCTTTTGCTGTCGTATGGGTTACGCCTTTCAAGGGCAGATGTTGCCTTTTTTCTTTAGCTGCCCGGTCAAAATCCCGGAATAAAAGCTTTTGAAACAGGTTATCTTCCAGGCCCATAAATATAGGTCTAAATTCGTAATATCGCACATACATGGCCTCGATCATAGCGTCTATGGAGCATTTGCGAATAAAGGCATCGAGCGTTAATATGAAACCGTCAATGTCCATGCCCACGGTGATGATGGCTTTAAAATCATGAGACTCCCCATTTCCGATGGACGGATCACAAAAGGAGCAGGTAAACAGGTCGCTTTTTATCTGCGTGGGGATATAATAAATAAGCCACTCTTCCTTGAAATAGCCCTCATCGTCGCGGGGGTCGTTCTGGTATTCTTTGTTGAATGACAGAGAGCCGATGGTTTTTTTGGTCTTCAGCAGGTCTTCAGTGGAATACATGGTCGGCCATAATGATTGCCCCGCCTGGTCCAGTGCCTGATATTTGCGGGTGATAAATTCCTCGTTATCCAGCAGGAGCGCCTGCACACTTTTTTTAGACAGCAGGGTATTAATAATAAACAGACTGCCCTTATTGCCGGCCCCGGCTATTGAAGGATAAACCGCTTCCAGTATCCATTTGAGTTTCTTGTCTACAATGCGCGGATTCTTTACGGTCTGGTCGTTCTCAAAATCATCGATTACCACCAGGTCAGGCCGGTATTGCCGGTTGCGGAGCCCTCGCACTTTCTGCCCCGATCCCCTGGCCAGGACCTTGACGCCGTTTTCGGTCACAAAGCTTGAATCCGACCAGTCCCCCGTCGTCCTCAACTCCCCGAAGTCCTGTTTGATGCGCTCATTTTCCTCCAGTTCCAGTTTGATAAACCCGGCAAAGGAAGAGGCCTGCTCTTCCGTGTCCGAGATAAGCATAATAAAACGCCGGAGCTTGAAGCATATCTGGTGCACGGGATAGGCAAAGGTGGTAATCGTGGATTTGGCAAACCCTCGCGGCGCAGCTACGGCCACGGGCGTGCCGATGGTGTCCAGCAGGTCCACCAGCTCATAGTGAAAGGGGGCGGAGGGGCTGGAAAAATAATGGGGCAGATAGGTTTTAAAAAAGAAAAACTTATCTTCTTTGGCCCGCTCAATCCTGGCCGATTGCGCCTCTGGCGTGTCGTCCTCGAAGGGCCGCGCTTCGGCCTTCATTTTCCCCAGGATTTCTTCAACCTGCTGTTTATATTGCGCCGTGGTAATTTTTTTCATTCTGTTAACTCTTAAAACCTTTTACAGGGCCTCTTTTAATTTTTTTATTTCCGTTTGCAGTTGATCGTAGTCTTTTTTCAGGGAGATGCACGCATTGATGGCGCTCTGAGCGGATTCAAATTGCTGGTCTTCAATATCCATTTCCGGCATAATCATTACTGCTATAGAATCAATCCTCGATCGCAGAGAAACCGTTACATCGTGTAATCTTTGTTTTTTTTCTTCCAACATGCCCATGCGGATCATTTTTTGTGTGTTAGCCATTTATTGTCTCTCCATAAATTCAAAGAATTCAGGGGCTATGCCCTGTAATCCTTGAAATAGGGTTTTGTCTTTTTTGGCGACAAACTCTAAGAATTTTTTCATCACAAACACGGTGGCCGCCTTCGGGTCGAGCATACTCTGTATGGTGCGCAGGGTGCTCGATAGCTTGGCCAGCATATCCAGGTCCGCCGGTGTAATCTGCCCGATGGCCTTATTGTCAAGCTCTTTCAGATATTTTCGCATTAAGCCCTTGACAACGGCCTCATCGCTGTGTATCTGCTGCCTGGCTACCTTTTTTTTCTGTTTCCATTCCCCGTCGGCCA